AAATCAGCAACCATCTGGTGAAAATCATCATCCCCTTCATGATACTTTTGCACAACCTCATCTATCAAAGGGTGCTTTTCGTTTTCATTCAAGGACGCACAATAATGAACCAATAACCTCGGCTCTTGGGAGGAGTAATCAAAGCTACCCCACTTCTCACTAAATTCTGGTTCAAATAATCCTCTAATAACTTTCTTAATTTCTGGATCTCTGGCTGGTATCTGTTGTAGGTTTGGATTAGAAGACGAGAATCTTCCTGTCACTGTTCCTCCGTCCTCGGATCTTAGTTGATGAAACTCACAATGAATTCTATCCTTATAGGCATGATTTATGATACTATCTATAAAAGTAGTTTGTGCTTTATTAAGTTCTCTTACCTTCAGTATCTTGGCTGCTATCGGATGAGGACAAGCTTGTAAGTATGCTTTAGTAAAGGATGGTTTATTTGTTTTATCGGTTTTTTCAAAAGGTATTTTGTAGTATTCAAATATTTTGGCTATACTGGTGGATACCCAAGGTTCAAGTTCGATTGATGTTTCTTTTTTAATATCTAACAAAAGTTTTTGTTCTTTTGATTTAAAATCTTTTTTGACTAACTCTGCTTTTTGTACGTTAACCTTAACACCGCATTGCTTCATATCTAAAAGAACAGGAAGTAGTTTTGTCTCCATATCAAATATAGAATCAAGTTTCTGTTTGTTGATCTGTATTTGTAGAGTCTTCCATAGTTCGAGTGTCATTCGAGCATCTTGTTCTGCATAGTGACCAACATATCGGGCAGGTAGTTTCCATAGATCTTTCTTAGGATCTACTCCAAAAGCTTTTGCTGCAGCTCTTAATCCTCTTTCTTCTTTATACTTAGATAAATAATCTCTACCCAAGTTATTCAAACTATAACTAAATCTGTTTTCATCTATCAAAGGTGCAGCTATCATAGTGTCAATTATTTGACCTTGAATAGGAATATTTGCAGAGCGCAACCAACCTAAATCATATAGAGCATTGTGCATAATCTTTGGAATATGAGGTGTAGCTAATTGATCCTTGAGCCATCTCTTAACAAGATTACCAGATATATTACCACCACCCTCATGTTTAATAGGATAATAACCTGTGAAATCTCCCGCAGCTATAGCCACTCCCACAATAAAACCATCTTTTCTAACCCAACCAGGTCCCTTAGTTAGAAGATTCGGATCACAAGTCTCTAGGTCAATGGCAATGTAATCACAAGACCTAAGATCGGGGAACTCATCGGGAGCAACCCAATCAACTTCGGGCATTTCCATTTCATTCTTTAATTCATAGTGCAAGGCACTCTTGAATAAATTATTCTGCATCTAGCTCTCCCCCAAGAGCAGCATATCCACAAACATCTACCCAAGAGTCCTCCTTACTGTCATGAACTAATCGAGCAACTTTCATAGCAATCATGCAAAGGATAACTTGACGAACAGTTACCTCTTTTCCAAAAACCACTGACCACATATCAGCAATCCTTTTATGATTAACATAAGCATCACCATAATCTTTTGCTCGATCTCCATTTATTAATGTTTCTGCTTCTTGTAATATTTCTTCTCTTTTCATATGTTGTACCTGTACTTTGATCCAGTTTCTATAATGTGTAATTCTTTTTTTGCTCTCGTTACACCTGTATAAAAAATTCTATGCTCGTCATCTTGGTGTTCAGACTCTACACAAGGATAAGCAGACTCGGTCATTAACATGATATTATCGTCCTCTCCACCTTTCATAGCATGAATTGTAGATAATTTAATTCTTGGTTTCTTAACGTCCTCTCCTCTTTTAACTAATGCTCTGTAATATTTTTGTTCTTCTGGTGTCATGTTAACCACTAGTGTTGGTGGAGTATCTTTCGGGGCAATCATCCCATGATTCTGAACCAGATCGTCATAAGACAAGACACTATCTGGATTAACGTATTCTAATGATTTAGCAAAACCTCTTTTAACAATTGCATTTGTTCCTTGCTTCGGAACTATTCTATACAGATCTTTAATTGCAGTTATGGGTAAAGACTCTCCTTTAATAAGAGACTTCCATATGTCCATGCCCTCTAAATAACTAAGATCTAAACTTGACCTACCTCTATGCTCAAATAAATATCCATCCTCTTGTAGTTCTTTTTTTATGTATCTAATTATTCGATTGGTTCTAGCCAAAACTGTCCATGAACCTTGATCCATGTTAACATTATACCAGTGCATATGATAGTCTATTTTTCCTTCTTCTTTAGTAGGAAACCATGTCTTTGGCAAACGATCATCAATCCTTCTTACGATCTTATCTGCAACATGATGAACGAGCATGGGAACTCTATAACTTTGTTGTAATACCTCTGTGTTGTCACACATATGAATAAATTGCTCTACCTTTACACCCATCCACCTATGCACTGCTTGATCATCATCTCCTGCATACCAAACTCTTTTTGCAGACCCACGCATAATTTTTATTTGCTCCCATTGTAGTGGAGTTAAATCTTGTGCCTCGTCAACAATTAAAACTTCCAAGTTTGGAGAGGTTCCTTGTTCAACAAAAAGCTTTATCATATCTGTAAAATCAAACTTATCGTTTTTCTTTTTGTACTTTTGGTAAATCTCATTAACTCTTACAAGCAAAGGCCAACTCATCTTGTAATCTCTGTTTTCATTGTATTGTTGTTCGAGACTTACACAACGTAGTGTAGCTTTACCAATGATCTCTATATATTTGTTACCTTCTTTTGCAGACGTTGGTAATAAACCATCTTCCATACTAGTAGCAGTACCGTGATCAAATAGCATCCCTAACTCTAATCCTAACTGATTAAAATCATATCGGGATAAGATCTGGTCACTGTTCATACCAAGCCATTGAAAACCAATAGAGTGTAATGTCCTAAACCATGGCACATTATCTATGGATAAATTTAATTCAGCCACAGTGCGATTTTTAGCCTCTTCTATAGCCTTCTTTGAGAAAGAAACAAATCCTATCTTATCGGGTGAAACACCTCTCTCAAGCTCTTTTTTGACTATCTCAATGAGGGTATATGTCTTACCACATCCTGGTGGCCCAAGAAGAAGTTTCTCAGACATCCATTTTCTCTCTTGGACGTTTTGCTAACCAATCTTCTAACTCACTTTGAACCCACCGCATTGTTGAATTCTTTGTAGCATCTCCAAAGTGAACAGGTTTTGGGAAAGAACCCTCTTCTACCCACTTGTATATGGTTGATCGAGAGACTCCTAAGATTTTACTTATCTCTCCTACCTTAATATATTTATCAGAAAGGGACATCGTCTTCATACTCCTCTTTGTCCGAAGGTATCTCTACCTCATTAGTTTCAAATTCTGGAACCCACCAAACACGAATGTCTTTCCAGGATCCATTTTCCATTTTTACATTATACTTACCGCAACAATCTTGATTGTCGTTTAACTCTTTCAATCGTTGTTGAATCTGTGGACGATTATATAAAGTAAAACCTCGCTGTTTTAGAAACTCTTGTAAACCTTTCATGGTAAAATATGTCTTACCATCTTCTGTCCAAGGTTTCCCCACTGCAAGTTCTTCTGGAAACTTTGCTCTAATTCTACTCATGCAAAAAGTTTCCAAAAGTTCTTTAAACTGACCAGAGCCAGTTAATTCTTCAGAGACCTCTATCTCTGTAGCATTGCTTAAAAGATTATTTACAATCGGTTGCCAATCTCCCGATTTAGTTAAAGGTGGCATAAAATTAATTTGTTCCATACAAGCACGTTGAAACTGTATAGGCATTTGTAATTGCTCTGTAGTCAATTCAAGTCTTTTACCATCTACATCTAAGAAATATAATCTTGGATCAGATAAAAGAATAGTAAGACCACCTATTTCGGGAGATGCTTCAGAAGTTCCCACCCCAAACTGTCTAGTTTTGCATAAAGATTTATTGCAATGACTAACCATAGGTTCTTCTTTACACGTATAAAAATATTCTTTCTTTTCTAATTGTTTTTGTAAGTCTACAATTTCAGAAGCAGGTAATGGTGGAGAACAATATTTTTGATTAAGTTCCTCATGTTTCTCTTTCCAATTGTCTGGAAATTTTTGTTTTAAATATAAACCACCATTAAACATAACCTTGTTTCTCGTTCCTTCTGGAATACCTATAGAAAAAAATAATTGCAAGCAAGGTGGAGCATCATTAAATTGTTCTCTTTGCGTTCCAAAATCTATTTTCTCTAAATCAGACAAATCAACTTTTAGTCTGTCAATCTCATCTAAGAATTCCTCTAAAGATAAATCATCACCATTCTTATCGATAGCATAACGAACTGTGCTTTTAGCATTGAAATATGGTAAATTGATGAAGTTACCCACATCCCCACGTTCAAACAAAATCTCATCTTGTTTTGGAAATATCTCACAACCCGAATACCCAAGTGCAGCAGACATCTCACCAAGGTAATCACGTATATCAACTGCCTTGGTTTCTTCTTTCATAAATAAAAACAAATGCGCTCCACCAGACTTTGATCTGCAAACAATTAAAGGTAGGTTTAACTTTTGACATTTTTTTCTAATTTCTAAATGATCTATGGGATAGGTATCTATATCAAGCACACCAAAGTTACATTTGTTGTCTCGGTTAATTGGTATTGATCCTATGCCCTTGGTTCCTTCCAAATGATCTTCAATTAATTCTTTTGTTAAAGGCTGTTTCACAATAAAACTCTTTGCTTCAGTTTTACCATTTCTTCTTTTATTGCCAATTTCTGTTTGTCCATGAGCAAAATCTGATCCTTTAAAAGCTGACATGAACCTTTCAGTTAAATTCATAAATATCTCCATGAAAGGGAAGGTGTTGACCCAAACACCTTCCCTAGGTCAATGAGCAACAACTAGTCAACAAAATCGTTGCTCGTTTTGTGGCATATTCCCGCAAAAAAATTATGCCAT